GGTGTTGTTAAGGGCGGAATGCTTCTTGGTGCTTCTTCGGTTTTAGATAAAGCAGTTAAATCTGCTCCTAGTGTAAAGAAAAAATAATTATGGCTAAGAAACCAAATATCAACTTTGGGGATGACCTTTTAAAGCAAATTCTCAAAATGGCTAATATTAAAACCACTAGAGAATTAAAGGTTAAGGCTGCTCGTGGTATTTCTATGGGTAAGTCTAAGTTTCCTAAAGAAACACCCAAGCCCCTTCCTAAGCCAACTAGACCTCTTGTTGCTAAACCTGCCAAACCTAAGGGTGTTGGCAAGATTGCTGCTGTAAAACCTGAACGCCCTAAGTATAATTATGTACCTAAGGGTAAGAAGATGGCTCAGACTACTTCGGAGCAGGCTGCTGCTGAACGGATGGCTAATAAACGACTTCGTATGGCTGGAGATACTCCATCCAAGCCGAAGTCGGCTGGCACTGCTAAACCCGTTGATGTCCGTGGTTCTATTGTTAAACCTCCTGATAAGGCATCTATGCGTCCTGTAAAGCCTTCTAAGGGGTCGTATGAGGGTGACAAGATGCGTGGACAAGCCAGAGATGATGCGGCTAGTATTGGTCGTGGGCAGAAACCACCTAAGCGTCCCAAGCCTCCTACTGCTGGCACTACGGCTAAGAAACCTGCTAGTCCTAAAGCACCTAAGGGTGGGGCTGGAGCCAAACGGAAGCCTGCCGAGGCTGGCGCTTTTCCTGCTATGACCACTAAGCAAAAGCGTACTCTGAAGATACAGTCTGATGTTGATAAGATTCAAGACCGTATTGCTAATGCTAAAACACCTAAACAGAAGCGTAATGCTGAGTTGTTGTTGAGAAATAGGATTCTTGAGGCTGCTTCTAAAAGCCGAAGCGGTTATGGAAAGTACAGCGGTACTCGCCCTATTTCTGACCGTTAGTAGAACAAAGACCCTATTAGTATGAGTATTTCTGGTTCTGTTCCTGTCCACGCAATGTATGGTGTTCCTGTGTCTAATCAGCGTCCTGCGTACCAGACCGAGGGTTCTCAGTTGGCTAATCCTTCTGCCCCTTATTTGGGTCGGGGTAATAAGTGTTCTGCGAAGGAGGACACTTGTGAGGGTATGCGTGTCAAGGATGAGGTGTTTTGTATAGGGCATTTGCGTGCTTCTAAAAAGGTGGTAACTGATGGCGTATAAGTCTTTAACGGCTGCCGATATTCGTCAGGCTGTTCGTGACATTACGGATTTAGATACTGTTGATTTGTCTGATTCTATTCTTAATCTTTATATTCGTGATGGTTATTATCGTATTTTGGATACCGAAAAACGCTGGGCGTTTTTGGAGTATTCGTTTAGTTTCAACACCCAAAATGGTGTTCGTGAATACAAAATGAGCGAAATTACCGATGAACCCATGGGTCAGATTTCTAGTATTGTAGATAATCGTGGTACTGGCTATCGTCTTGACATGATTGGTTTTGACATGGCTGAGGGTACCTATATCGGGTCATACGATACGGCGTCTGACCCGTTGTTTTATTCTGTGTGGGCTGGAAGTATCCATTTGTATCCTAAACCCAATAATGCTCGGACATTGGTGTGCCGTGGTTATCGTGAACCGTATGATTGGCAGACTGAAGGTGGGGATGTTGATGCTATTCCTAGTTTGCATTTCCCTCTTGTTTATTATGCTTGCAGTCGTGTGTATCAACAGTTGGAAGATACTGCAATGTCTCAAATGTATAAAAGTGCTTTTGACGAGGGTGTTGCTTTAGCGGTTAAAAACTCTACTACTGCCAATAGTCATAATCCTCTTATTTTAACTCACGGTCAAACCACTGGTCGCCCTACATATAAGGGTTGGATTCAAGGCTTGGGTAGTAATCGTTCTAACTGGGGTCTGTAATGTCTAATATACAGATTTTTGAGCAGAAAGATTTCACTGGTGGTTTAAACTTGCGTTCTGACCAGTTTCAGTTGGCTAATAATGAATCTCCTGAAATGCTTAATGTTGAAGTTGACCCTCGTGGTGGTGTTTTTAGTCGTGGCGGTATGACACGATTGACTGCTTCAACGATTGCGGGAACTTGGTCCCCTCATCGTTTAATTCCTTTTTATAGTGTTGCTTCTAGGTTGCTGCTAGTTAATGATACAAAAATTTTTTATTATACTGGTGCTGCTTGGACTGCTTTGACCCATAGTGGTGGGGACATAGTAGGGACAGCCGAAGATGGTATTTCTGCTGCTTCGTGGGGTACTAGTTTGTATATGGTTACTGGACAAGGTGGTGTTGGTGGATATAAATGGAATGGTGAAGTTACTTCTGGGGTTCCTACTGTATCTACTACTTTGACGCCTAGTGGTTCATCACCTAACGCTTGGCAAACTACTCCTGATGTTTCTCATCTTAAAATGCCCAAGGCTAACTTTATTTGTGCACATGCTAACCGCATGTTTGTTGCTGGTACCAACGAAGATGGAGTACTTTTTCCTAACCGTGTTCGTTGGTCGTATGAGGATATTCCTAACAACTGGCATGTTGATGACTATATTGACATTGAAGGTGGCGGTAATCGCATAACTGGTATTTGTGTTGTTAATAGTGGTTTGGTTGTTTTTAAAGATTACGCTGTTTACTACATTATAGGTTATGATTCAGACGATTTCAGGGTTATACAAATATCTAGTGATGCTGGGTGTAGCGGTTCTGATGCTTTTGTTGTTGCTCAAGAGGGTGTTTTCTTTTATGTAAACCGTAAAGGGTTGCATTTCTTTAACGGTTCAAGTATTGCTAATGTTTTTGAACCGTTGAGTTCTGCTTTTGACCTTGGATATATAAATTCCACTATTACAAACAAGGTTTCGTTGTCTTGGCTTGGCAGACGCCTTTGGATGTCCGTGCCTTATTCTACTGGAAGTCTTGCAACCACAGAAACAACAAACATTGTATATGACCCATCTATGGGTTCTTATACAATGTTTTCCACATCTGATGGTTATGGTGTGCGTGGCGGAACCGATTTCCGTAATAGCACTAATGAAGAACAACGATTGGCTTGCCATCCTGTTGTTCAGTCAGTTGTGCAAGTTGACCAGTATTCAAAAGATTATGATTCCATAAAAGTTAACGGGGACATTGACGGTTTTGTAACCACATATAGAACTAAATGGTTTGACGCTGGTTCATTTTTGCAACGCAAAATGTTTCGTCGTCCTGATTTGGTTATGCGTGAAACAGAAACAGTACAAAATGTTAATGTTAAAGTTTATCACGACTACCAAGAGGCTTTGGGTTCTGAAAAACGAGAGTTCAATCTTGAATTAACTAGCACTATTACTGGAATGTTATGGGGTGACAACTGGACTTATGAAGGCGCAGGACAAGACCTTTATGCGTCTGTGTGGTCTAGTTCTAGTCTTGGTGGAAGCATAAAAACAGCACAAAATCTTGGGCTGGCACGAACTGTTCAACTTAATTTCACTGGGGAACTTAAAAAACCTTGGGGAATAAACAGCATTGGATACAAATGGGTTCCAAGAAGGGTAAAGGGGTAATATGGCTACTATTTCTGGTTTAAATACTTTCACAGCAGGAACACCTGCACAAGCATCACAGGTCAACACTAACTTTAGTCTTATAAAAAGTTTTGCGGAAGGACTATCTACTGGTGCGAACATTGACGCTGGTTCTATTACCAGCAGCAAACTGGGAACACAATCAGTTACTTCTGAAAAAATTGCTACTAACACTATTGTTTTAGAAGATTTGGCTACCGCACTACAGGCTTTTCTTGTTCCTGTCGGAACCATAACTGCTTTTGGTAGTGCTACGCCCCCTACTGGTTGGCTTCTTTGCAATGGTCAAAGCACTACTGGGTACACTGCTTTAACTGCTGTTGTTGGTGCTACTGTACCTGACTTGCGTGGGCGTACTATTATTGGTACTGGTACTGGTTTATATGCTGGAGCAACTGCTCGTACAATAAAAGACATTGGTGGTTCAGAAACTCATACTTTAACTGGTCAAGAATCAGGTATCCAACAGCACACACACGCAAACACTTTGACCGACCCTACGCATAGCCATACTCAAATTGCCAACTACGGTGGGACAGCAGGTGGTACTATTGGTGTCGCACTTAACCTTGCTACTGACAGTGGGCAATATGGTTACAATGACACAACTAGCAAAACAACTGGCGTAACAATAACTAACGCCGCTTTTGCTAATACCAACGCAGTAAATGCCCATAATAATATGCAACCATTCTTCGCACTCAATTACATCATTAAGCACGACTAATTATGGCTTGGAATCCCGCTACTATCAACTTGTTGTCCACGCAGTATAACGGTTCAGCCATGGTTGCAATAATTCAATCATTGGTAAAAGAACTTGCAAAAATGCAGCAAGAAATTGACCAATTAAAGAAGGTAAAATAATGGCTGACCCCTCTGCTTTTTATGGTGATTTTGGTGTTGCGGAAGCAGCAGCACGACGCAGGCGTGCAGCGTCAAGTGTTGCCAACACACAAGCCGCTGCCCTTGGGCAGTTGCGTGGAACACGAAACATTGCTGATTTAAATAAAAAATACACTGAAGGTTTCCGTCCGTTGGTTTCTAGTTTTGGTCGCCGTGGACTCGGCGGACCAAATGTTAAGTCAGGTATTCGTACCGCTGGACTTGAAAAATATGCTGCTAATTTGCAGTCTGACTTGGGTCGTGAAGGTGAAAGCATGAACAGTTCGTTACAGGATTCATTAACAGCAGAGGCTGTGGCACAAAGCGAATTGGAAGATTATATTGCAAAACTACGCCTGCAGCAGCAGGGTAGTGTTTTATCTACGGCTGTTGATATTAAGTCGCAGCAGAGTTACTAGGAGTTATTATGGCACGAGCAAAATGGAATCCAAAAACAGGTCGGTTTGAAACAGCATCAGGCGTGGACAACCCGCCGAATGGTTTTGCACCTGCTGGTACGCAGTATGTTGATGCTGTAACTGGTCAAACTAAAATTGCTAGTGGTGGTGGGGCACCTGATATTGTTGTAGGTAATGCAAGCCCAACAACAACTGGCGCACCTAGTCCATCAACAACCAACGCACCTAGAGCAACAACAACTAGCGTGCCTAAACCAACAAACACAAAGGGTGGGGCTACAACCACCACGATGGCTCCTAAGGCTGGCTCTCAGCCCGTTAAGCCTGTTAAACCTGTTGGTACAACTGTTCGTGGCGGGCAGGGTGGTGTAGCGCCAACTGCTCAACAGACTCAAGCGTTGCGTACTGGACCTACTGCTACTAGTGCTGTAGATGCGGCATTGGAACCACCTGCCGATAACAATGATGCTTTGCTTGCGTTTTTGAAAGCACAAGCGGCTATTTCTGGTAGTGGTGGTACTAAAACACCTACGGCTGCCGAGTTGGCTGCCAAGTATCAGGCTGGTGTTGACGCCGCAGGTGTTCAAAGTCAGGCTGGTGTTGATGCTCAAACACAATACAACACTTTGGGTACAACGGCTTATGATGCTGCTGTTGCTGCTTTTACCCCTAAGTTTACTGGGGAAACGACAGATGTAAACAAATATTATAATGACCAAACGACGGCAGCAACAACTAATTATGATAACCAAATTACTGCTATGCAGAAGTATTACGCCCAGCAAGGTGCACAAGCAGGTAAAACTATTAGTGATGCGGGTGCGAGTTTTCTTGCTGGGTTGCCTGACGCAACTGCTTTTGCTAATGCGCAGGTTGCTAATCTTCCTCAAGCCCAACAGGGACTTGGTCAGGCTTTGGCTGCTTATGGTGCTACAGGCAATGAGGCTAAAGGTGTGTCCTCGCAAGATGCGGCTTATATAGATGCTATAGCCAAGATGCAGGCAAGTGCTAATACGCAACTTAGTTCTGCTGATAAGGCTTATATGGCTTCTTTGAGAACTGCTGGTCAGGGTGCCAACACTGCTGCACAGCAGGCGTTGGCTGGCAACATTGCTGGTTTACAGGCTCAGGACACCTCAAGTATTAACACGGCTCGCCGTGGTGAAATGGCAGATATTAGTTCTGGTCGCCGTGGTGAACTTTCCAATATTAGACAAAGCCAACTTGGTGCCACTTCCGATGCTGAGTCTTTGCGTCAGTCTTATATTTCTAAAGGTATTGATGCAATGATGTCTGGTAAGCAAACTGCTGCGGAAACTACAGCGGAAACAGTGGCTAAATATGGTGTTCCTAAGGATGTTAAAAAGGCTCAAGAGGCAGCGAAAAATAAACCTCAAATTATTAAAAAAGCCGAGAATATTGCTAAGGCACCTAAAAATCCGACCAAAGGTCAGGTTTGGAAAAACGGTCCTCAAGGTAAAGACTGGGCTTGGGATGGTAAGAACTGGGCTGCCAAGGCTAACAAAAAATAGAACATTTAGTGTATATATAGAGGTTTATTATGGCTACAGACAAAGATATTATTAATTACCTCCTTGGCGGTGGCGACTACAAATCTATAAGTAAAAAGGTTTCACAAGGGCAGTTGATTGCTGCTTTGTTGAAAAATCCTCAAGCAATATCTAAGTTGCAAGAAATGGGAACCAAAAAGGCTTCCCCACTTGCAAAATTTGACCCTGATGAATTATACGACACAAGCGCAGCGTCTAATGGTGTTGAGTTGCGTTACGACATGATGGACCCTAAGTATAAAAACTTAACGCAGTCTTGGTTTGATTATGTCCGTGCTTCGGGTGGTAATGCTGCTGAAATTGCTGCATATAAAAACTCTCTTACTAATCCCAAAACACGGGCAGCCAAGGCTGCCGAGTTTGGTTTAGATGAAAATAGTTATACACAAACCATTGCTCAACTGGACAAAGATGTAAAGCCTTTTATGAGTGCCGAAACAGAACGCCAAAAATCTAACATGAGTGCGTTCTATAAAAAGCGTAAAGATGCTGGAATTACTGGCGTTAGTGAAGATACTGGAAACATTACGGACCAGTACCTTGCTGAAACAACGGGTGTTGCTGGTTTGGCTAACATCCCGACAACGATTGAAGCATTGGCTAAACAGAAGGCTGCTAAATATGCTGAAGGATTCAGGGGTGCTGCCACTGTTAGTGGTAAAAGTGTTGACAGTTTAGTTAAAGAATTTGAACAACAGTTTATTGCTGGTGCTAAGAAAAAGAAAATCAATCCTCTTAAATATTCTGCTACTGATTTAATAAAAAGAAACCTAGGAAAATAATGGCTGTTGTCCGTTCACCTTTTAGTAACACCACTCCTCCTTCTCCTAACGAACCTGATAACAAGTTCGCTGCGTCTAAGAAGCGTGGTGCGGCTATTCGTGCAAGTATTGACTTAACTAGTACACCTGTTGCTAATAGTGCTGGGACAAAAACGAGCAGGTCTGAGGAGCAGTTGAAGTTGGATTCTGCTTATTCTAATGCGTTGGCTAAGATTTCTTCTAGTCCTATGACTGATTCGCAGAAGAAGTCAACTATTAAGCAGTTGGATAAAACTTATCTTGAGGGTGGCAAGGCTAAGGCTCCTAGTAGTGGTTTTAGTGTTTTAGGTGCTGTTGGTGGTGCTGCTGGTAATGTTCTTGGTGCGGCTGGTAAAGGCATTATCGCTGCTACTGATGCCACTCAGACTGTTTCTCGTTTTGCTCAGTCTGGTCTTAAAGAACTTGGCGATATGGGTGCAATGTATTTGGACTCTGGCAATGCTGTCCGTAGTAAAACTGGTCCTAGGGCTTCTTGGTCTGATTTTGTTAAACAAGGTAATGATAAGAAGTTTCGTTTAGCACCTCAAACTGGTGTTAAGTGGCTTGATACTACTATTGACTTTGCTGTTGATGTGGCTCTTGACCCAACTAGTTATATTGGTGTTGGCGCAGTCGCTCATATTGGAAAGGCTGGTCGTGCTGAACTTGCTATTAAGTTTGGTACGGAAACCATGATTGCTAAGCACCCTCAACTTATTGGTAAATTTGATGACATTATGCGTTATGGTGCAGCAGCAATTCCAAAGGAAGTGCGTGCTGCTGAAAGTGTTAAATATGGTGTTCGTTTCATGGGTGAAGTTGTTCCTAAAACCGAAACGGTTGCTAACTTAATTAGTGGCAAAAAAGGTGTCGGTACTTTGTTGCGTGGTGGTGTGGGTGATGTTATTGACAAGGCTGGTCTAAATAGTGCCCGTGTTTACCTTGCTCCTTCTAGTCGTGCTGGTTTGGTTGCTAAACAAATTGGTCGTAATAGGGGAGTGTCTGACCAAGTTGTTCTTGAAGAAGTTGCTCATTACACATCTGCAAGATATGCCAAAGGTGGGTTTTCTCAATGGCACCGTAAAAGCATGAACGCTATTACGGGTACCGTTAAAGAAATTCGTGATGCTGGTGAAAATGTTGGTCGTGAAATTCATCTCTTGATGGAGGACCCTGTTTTGTTGGCATCTGCTAGTCCGCAGAAAAGAAAATGGGCTGAAGATATAATGGCATGGCAAGATGGCGAACATGGTCGTCGTGGTGTTAATGCTATTTATGACAAGTTTAATCTTCAGTACGGCGGGCGAATTAAAGAAATTGGAATGATTGATGATTATGTCCATCACCAAATGACAGAAGATGCTTTAAAAATTGCTTACAATAATGAAAGTCGTTTTAAAGGTTTTTTTGATTCTGCTGATTTAAGTGCTGGGGAATTAGGTTCAAATACTGGAGCAGCAATGCACCGTAAATACCGCAAAGGTGAGAAGTTCATGGAAGAAGAACTTCAAACTGGAACTATTGATGAAATCAATAAAATTTTTAGAAAAAAGACTGGTGCAGATGTTGACTTTTTTGAAACAGATATTGGTTCAATTGTAAATGGTTACGCCTATAGCATGGCTAAGTCTCGTTCTCGTGAGGCATATGTCCGTCGCCTTATGGATTTTGGTCCTGATTTTGCAAAAGTTATAGACCAGAAACTTGTACCAGACCCTAAGTTGGTTGCTAGTCTTACCGCCTCTCACGCCTCTATTAAGGGTTTACGCCGTGACATTGTAACAGCAGTAAACAAAGGTGCTTATAATGCCAAGGCTACTGCCTTGGATACTGTTAAATGGGCGCAAAACATTATGGATTCTCAGTCAGCCAAAATTGGTGTGATTGATAGGGATGTTGCGGTTGTCCAAGCAAAGATTGCAGTTATTGAAAAGCAACTTGTTGATGGTTTTGAAATGGCTGAACAGCAAGGACAGAAGGCACGCGGGGCGTTCCTTCATGTCCACCAGTCTTTAATTGACGAAGTGCAAACATTAAAGCATTCTATTTCTAACGGTGAAATGTATCAGCAGGCTGCATACACAAAGTTGCGTGAACTTTATGTTCAAATGTATCCTGATGCTAGGCGAATCCCTAAAAGCGTGGACAAACTTATTGACCGTATTGGTCGTGATGTTGGAATGACTGCTGGTAACACTGCTGAGTATCGCACTTTGCAGTCTAGATTGAAGGTTCTTCAGGAACAGATTGCGGAAACCCCTCCTGATGCTGGTCAGGTTCTTAATGATTTGCTTGACACGGAATCTGCTTTGGTTGAACAACTTGATGGTTTTGCAGCGTTGGGCGATGTCCGTTATGCTGCTGATTATTCAGAAGATGGTTTACTTTATGGAACTTATGATGATTTGGTTGCTCGTCCTTTTGACCCTAATGCTGACCCGCTTGGTCGTGTAATTTCTACACGCCCAATGGTTGCGGGTAACGCTGATATGACTACAGATGAAATGTCCGCTATTCAGAATGCGTTTATGCAGGATGGTCGTTCTATCGGCGCACACGCTATCCCTACTGGTTCTATGCATGACATGCGCAAGCCAGAACATTATTATGATTTCTGGGACCCTTCTGGTGGTGTTGGGGAAGCAGCGGGTTTTGCTTTACGACAGTCAGGTGTTGACGCTGATGGTGTGTTTGTTGATTCATGGAATGAGATGCTTCAGTCGGGTCAGATTGACCCCATGTTTGAACAGGTTTATCCTGCGTTATCGGAACTCCAAGCCAGCATTGCTGGTTTGGGTTCACAAAAGTTTGAACTGGGTGTTGTTGATGATGATTTCCTTAATGAGGCATTTGATGTTGTGCGTGAAAACTTTAAAGATGCAGCGGCTGAACTTGGTTTAGAAAACTCTGATTATGTTGGCGACCAAATGATGCAGGACTTTATGCGGGCAATGGTTGAAGAAGGAATGGGTGCAACAGGGAAACCCCTGTTGCTTCCATCAGGTGTTCTATATGGCTTGGACAATCCGCTGGCTGATGGTGCTTATTCAATTATGCTTCCTGATGGGTTTTCATACACTAAACAGTATGGTAAAGATGCGGTTGATGCTTCTCTTGTTGATGGCACTACTTCTCCTGTTTTCCGTACTACTGATGAGTTAATGCAGTCTGTTGCTAATTCTGATTATGTCTCTGCTTCTCTTGGTGCTATTGAAAAAATGGATGCGATAACTACTGAGGGTAGAGTTTTGCAGGATGCTTTATCTGCTAAGCATGCAGCACAAACAGAGGTTCGTGGTGTGGCTGGCAGTATGGGCGTTGTTAAGCGTGAGGCTTCTCGTCGTATGAAAGAGGCTGAACGGGCTTGGAAAGATTATGAAAACTTCAAGACTGTAACTATTCCTTATCGTGGTAAAAAGATTGAGGTTAGCCGTGAGAAGGCTATTTCTATTCTTAATGAGAAGGAAACCAAGATTAATAATCTTGTTGCCGACTTAGAGGTTCGTATTGGCAATATTGGTGCTGGTGATGCTGAGAAACTTCGTATCCGTAAATTGGTTCAGGAAGAACGGTTGAGTACTTTGTTGGACCAGCGTAAGGTTTTGCAAAACTGGAGTGATAAAACTGGTGCAGCCCTTCAGGCTGACATTGACCTTGTTCGTCAGGCTATTGCTACTGACGCACCTGATGGTGCGTCTGGTACTATGTCTCGTAAATGGTCTGACAAGGTTCGTGACACGATGAACAACATTCCTAAGATGGGTGACACGCCCGAAGCGAAGGCTTGGGAGCGTGTCGTTACACAGTTGCATGCTGATGAAGCACAGTTGGCTTTGTTGGATTCAACACTTATCCCTATGGCTGACAATGAACTTGCTTTAGCATTGGGCGGTAAAATTGGTGGAACATTAAAGGATGATTTCACTGATGGGTGGGCTGCTTTAGGTGACAGTCTTGGGATTGAAGTACCTAAAGACTTTCTGGAAATTGCTCGTCCACAAATTGACAAGTTGTCCAAGCGTGCAAATCAAGGTGCTATCCGTGATGTTGTTATGAAATACCACCAGTTTTTTAAAGTTTACGCAACAATGAGTGTTGGGTTTATGACTCGTAACGCTATTTCATCTACCTTTATGAATTATGTTGCTGGTGTAGGCGTAGATAACATCAGTGAAGGTGTTAAGGCTATGGGGTTCTTGGCTAAACATGGACCTGAAAAATGGTTGGATGAACTAGGCATTGTTGACCCTGCCATGCGTGAACTTTATGAAACAGCACTTCGGGCTGTTGATGCTACTGGTCGTGGATTGCAAAGCGAAATCGCTACCCAACCTTTGCTTAAAGGAAGTCGTGCCGCCAAAATTTATAATAAAGTTATGGATAACAAACTTACCCGTGGCGCAGCAATAGGTAACGACTTCACTGAACGAGCAGCACGATTCCCAATGGCATTAGACACCATGAAGCGTGGGTTGTCCTACGATGAGGCTATCTATCGTGTGACTCGTTACCATTTTGATTATAGCGATTTGTCCAAGTTGGATGAACTGGCAAAGAAATTTGTTCCGTTCTGGATTTGGACTACACGCAATATTCCGTTGCAAATGGTGGAACAAATTTACCGACCTAAAGCGTATATCCAGTATCAGAACATTAAGGAACGCAACCCTGTTAGTTCTGATGTTATTATGCCTGAATGGTTGAAACAAAATCGTCCTATGGGGTTGGTTGGTAGTTGGGTTATAAATCCTGATTTGCCAATGACCCGCCTGCAACAGCAGGCAGAGTCATTTGCCAGTCCGACTAAACTTATTGGTCAGATGTATCCAACATTTAAGTTGCCTTTTGAAATGATTGCCCGTAGGCAGATGGCTACTGGTGTTCCGTTTACAGACAAATATGACGAGGCTAAAGGCTTGGACAGGTTGATTGCTGAAATCAGCACGAAGGTTTTGGGCGACCAAGGGCTTCCGTTTAGTCAGGGACCTCTTGCTCGTGTCAATGCTGATGGTAAAACGGAACTTGACCCATTTGTTTCTTATGGTGTTGGTAATGCTATTCCGTTGATTGCTAAGATTCAGCGTCTTGCTGGTGGGCTTCTTGGTGGTAAACCAACTTATCAGGAACGAACAGCAACTTCATGGTTAAGCGAGTTTGGTATTCCTGTGCGTAATGTAGGTGAGCGTGAACAGCGTGGAGCAACTATTGGTAAGCAGTTTGATATTGCTGGCTTAATGAAAGAGTTAGCCCGTCAAGGGCTTATTGAAAAGGGTAACTAATGACCGTAAACAAAACAGATTCTTATAACTGGCAAAAAGGGACCAAGGTGGATAGGCTCCGTCTTGGTGGCAAGGCTAGTCCGAATGTTGAAGCATACAAGGACCACTTGTTGAAGCGTTATGGCGGTACCAGTGTTGGTATTGTTAACAAGCGTGAGGTTCGTGGTGGTGGTTCATTGTCCACGCATTACTTTGGGGCTGCTATTGACTGGCGTTACCCAACACGGGCTGCTGGCAAAAGGGCTATGAAAGAGTTTGTTGACAATTCTGCACAGTATGGTGTGCAGATGATTGTTGATTATGTTGGTTGTGTAATCTGGACTCCAAAGCGTGGCTGGCACAAAGCGGAACCTAACTCTCACGGCATGGGGCAGGCATGGGCTGCTTGGTTGCATATTGAAACAACTAAGACACAGTGGGCAAACAACAAGCCTTTGGCTAGTCGTCTGCCTGTAGTTGCTCCATAATTGATTCCACAATATAACTGTAGTTATGCATCCATGATTTAATGGCGGTTCTGTCGCCCATTAAACCTTCCATCCATTCTTCAACCATTTCTTTTGCTGCCAGTTTGGATAAATGAAATTCAACTATATAACCGTTTTCCGAATCTTCCACTGTGCGTGCGAAGATTCGTTCTAGTTCTTCCATGTCGTCAGGATTAAAGCCACTCATCGTTTCTTACCTTTGGCTTTGGGTTTGGGTTCAGTTGCACGGGCTTTACTTGTTTTGTGTATGTGGCAAAGGCATGGACATAAATCGTGTACTGTCTGCGCCCAATTAACCAAGGCTCGTGATACTGTTCCACAGTGTTCACAGTCGGGATGGGCACGAGGGAAGTCCATGTTACTGTCCGTCACGCCTGCACACATTCTCATATACAGTTAAGGCACGCCACACTTTTTTCCATGTTTTAATATCTTTAGGGTTTTCTTCCAGTTGTTGAATCACGAACGCTAGTTCGTGTGCAACGGTTTCCCACATTATGGTTTTAATTTTATGCGCAGCGGGCGTCGGGCGGTCAAGTTCATTTCGGTACGCTTCTGCTTTTTTCTTTGCGTACCACTTGGACTGCTCTGATGGTTTTTCGTACATTATCTATATCGCTTAATCTTGCTAATGGAAGTCCGTAAGACTTCGCTTCTTTTGTTAGGGTTGCTAAAAGAATTTCTAATTCTTCTATGTTTGTCATTTTGGGCTTTCTCATTTACTGTTAAATTTTCCTGACGAAGGATGTTGAAGTATTGCTTGTTTCAATTTGTCCATCGCCTGCTGGGTTTTACGCCAAGCGTGAGACTTGGCTTTAATCCCAAGATTGTTCGCTAAGGTTTCGTATGTGTTTTTATCATAAAAAATCTCGTACAACACACGCTGGTCTGATTCATCTAGGGTTGCTATGCATTCAATCACCATGTCAACCATTTCCCAATTTGTTTCTTCTACTTTTATTTCGTAGGAGAAAGGCATCATTAAAACTTCCCACTCGGTTGAGTGTTGGTTTAATCTTTTTCTTGGGTCATACTTCATTGTCGTATCTCGGATTCGTCATAACATCCATGACTTGCTCAGGCAACAGAAGAAACCCACGAGATGGATTTCCTGACATGCGAGCCATTGTTTGTATTGTTTTGCGGTTATAAAGTTCAGGGTTCAACTTCAGGTAGCGTTTCAAACGGGGGACGCTTACGATTATAAAGGCACCTTCGGCACCGTTTAATGTGTAAACATAAACCCACCACGCAGCCTTCGTAACATTTAGTCCTGACTTTTCCCAAACGGCTTTACCATCTTCGTCTTTGCGAAGTCTAGGATTATGTTCCATCTCCAAGACCATCTTGCCATTACGGTATCTGTCGGTTTTAACTTCAAAAGCACCAGACTCCATTGCAGAGAGGAACTCGGTAACCAACGCCTCACCCTTGTGACCAAACTTGAGGTCGTCATGAAAGTTGAATTTTTTCGCTGGAATATCATAATCTGAAAATTTACCTTTGGGTGGTTTTTTGGTTGTGTCGGTCACTTGATGTCCCTGCACTTATTACATCGCAACGCAAGGTGAATGCTTTCATCTTGCTTGTACTCGTATGATGATGAAGGGTTCCATGTTTTGCATTTACGGCAAAGAAATTCTTTGCCGTTACTAGCCTTAGCACGAGTGTAGTTATCTAGTTGTTTATCTGCTCGGACAAGGCTCATTGTTTCCACGCTTCCACATAATGCACTTGCTTATCATCAGCCCATGCAACTCCGTTAAGACCATCCATAAGGGTTTTAATGTAGTTGTCAACATCGCCACGCAATTTGGATTGCGTACCGTCATAATCCAACACTGTTACTTCTGTTTCGGTGCTGGAAAATACGACACGCATTTGTACTGGACCTTCAAAGATTGGTCCGTCAGACATAACCCAAGCCCCGTTAATGTTTGCTTCTGCTTCTAAGGTTTTAACGGGTGTGAATACACGCCCTCTGCGTCCTAGCCGTGGGCGACCCTTGGGTGTTGGGCGACCTTCTATGATTATGGTGTGTTGCATGTTACTGCTTTCTAGGTTGTATAAACCCGTTGTACGAGTTTATCAATCTCTAATTCACCGTTGGTACGCATATGGTACTTACCCCAACGCTTGTCCGCTGATGTGATTATGAGTTTGGTTTCACTGGGGTGAAGTCCGCTACGAACAAGTTCGTGAGCCAACCGTGCCAGTGTTCGTGAACGGTCATTGTTAGGCAATGGACCATCACGCCAAATAACATAAGCCAACGGGGAACACCGCTTCATAATGTCTTTAAGGCTTGCTGATTCCTCATGGTCAGTAACCAAACTAAGGTTTGGTTTTGGAGGCTGATAATATGACGCCAGACGAGAAACTGTTTCTGGAGAAACGAGATTGCTTTCGGCGCTGTCAATGAACAATTCTAAAGAATAAGCAGCACCTAATGATGTTATGACTCTCCTGTTTGGTTTATCCATGTTGGACCAGTCGGGATATGGAAGCCGTACATAATTACCGTACTGTGATGTGCTTGCCAGTGTCTCCTGCTTAGGGTTGACTTCACGGGCAGGGTAGTCGGCTACCTGATGGGCAGCCAACATCATACGGCGCATGTCTCGTGCAAGGACAAGTTCCGATGCGAACACCCAAACATGGTAGCCCTTGCTACGGGACTTCTCAACAAAAGGTTGCACACCACCAGCCTGCAGGGCTGATGCAAGATTAAAGGCTCCAGCCATGTCCTCAACATCAATGTCCGTGCAACCCCATACCGTGTACCAGTCGTCCTTTAAAGGGACCATGGGATACACACCGATAGGAGCAACACCGTTCAGGTGGTTGCGGAACACTTCTTTAGTCAAAGGTTCTTTAACACATGCACCTTCTTCGGCACCGTACACATCGCCTCTGCCTCTGAACAGTTTTATGTATCTGTCAAGCAGGTTGTCTGTTATGTCCATAACTAAATCCAATCATCATCTGCAAGTGCTAGTTGCTCATACGAATCAGCCACCGAAGGGACGGTTGAGGGTAAACCCGATAGCCGTGTTAAGCGACCCGTGCCTTGTTCAATTTCAAAGTCCACATCATCCACCAGTTTAGACGCAGGGCGTTTACACTTGACAAGGTTTATAGTGACAGTGTTCTGGTGAATACGCAAATCATAACGCAACATCTCCAGCCGTTCCAGCAGTCGTTCCGTGTTGTTTGATTTGTCCAAGCGTTCTTCAATGTCACGAATCTGTGCTTCAATGTCAAACTTCTTACGGCGTACACCGATTATGTGTGTAGCCTGTTGTTCACCACCGTAAGCACCTGATGAGATGGTTTGCTTCTTGCCATCAGCACCTGCGGTGCGTGATGACTGGTGCAAAACCAGCATCGGGATATTATGGCGTTTACCAAACGACTTAATCGTGTTCGCTTTGGACGGAATGTCCTCACCACCACCAGCGAGCAAGTCAAGATAGTCAAAGACAAGCAAAGCGGGCTGACCCCACATGTCACGAATCTCACCAAGCGAATGTTCCATCTCATTAAGGCTCATCATTTGGTCAAAGACAGCCAACTTAGGGAATGACTCGTTAGCGGTTTCTCGCAACAACTTTATAGCATCCGTATCGTTACGGGCTACAGCCATTTCTAATTCACCAGCATCAATGCCGTGCATGATGCAAGTCAACTTAATTAAGGTCAAGGTTCGTGGCTCGTCAGGACAGAAGTACACAACAGGCAGGTTTCTATTGGCTAATAGAATTTGTAGCAGGAACATGGTTTTACCTGAATGGCTATAACCGTTAATCATGCACATCTCTGATGGTGCGATGCCACGCATCTCGTTGTCAATGTCGGGGAAACCTAGATACACACGCTCCTTAGGGTTTTGTGCCCAATGAACAAACTCGTCTGCTGCCTTTACTAAAGGCTCATAATATTGTCTTGTTTTTGTGGCGTTAGACACATCAGGCGTGGGGATTAACTCCCCACGCCCAAGTGCATCCCAACGCTCCGTGAAATTCGGAGTCATGTTGTTCCTTTTATTTTTTTAGTTGCCTCGTGGTGCCCAAAAAGCATCGTTTCCTGTGGTTGATTTAAACCAAGGGCGTTTTGGGTTACCAGCGATTGTGTCACGGTTGTCCCATACTTCTCTAACGCCTTTCACGGCGCAAGCATCGTTAAGCCACTCAGGGATTGGTCCGTGTTGCTTTCCTTTAATCGTCACAGTGAAACTGGTGGCGGTTGAGGAACTCGTCAACGGAGTTGCCTGTGGGAATGACTGTTGAATCAACAACTGTTCATCCGCTACTGGTGCTGGAGGCACCGTTTCTGTAGCAGATGGAACACCGAACCCTTGCGAGGTTAGGATAATTTCACAAACAGCATCATAGGCTTCGCTAAAAGCCATGATGTTGCTTGACATGTCATTTGTCTTGGGTGTCAATTCGGATGCGATTTTAGCCGCAACCTGCATGATGATGGATTGGTCTTTACTGACCATTGGTACACCTCCTATGGTGTGTTATTTGGGGAGAGTTGTCCATCAGTGTATCAGCACTAATGGAGGAAATGTCAACTAGCGTCATAAACAATCATGCTAGGTGACTGGAAAGGCAAGGACAGACCACGGTCTGAAATGTGGGCACCTTTACACATGGACCAGTATGGGCACCATTTGTCCGAGCACAACGCCGAGGTGTCGTTCATCAGCCAGTTGGATTCCATAACGCCAATACGGGTTGCCTGTTGAATTGCGGGTCGTACCATGTGTTTAAGCCATGATTCGTGTTCTGCTGTGCGTTCCATGTAAACGATTTGTGGTTTAGGTTTTTCTTGACGGACCATAACGCCATAACGGAAATCCGCAGGATATGCCGTTTTGCCTTCATAAACCATTGCGCTACAGTAAACTGTTGCCTGAATGGATTGCGACTGTTTTTCTTTGGCATAATAAGTTCTAGAGGATGTTTTCCAATCCCAAATTGTGCCGTCAGGTTGCAGGTAATCCATGGTGCCTTCGCACCACACTTCCCAATCGTCAACGGTTATGCCCATTGGGTATTTGAATTTGTATTCAACATCACCGCCGAGTTGAACGGTGGGGAGAATCCCATCTACAAAGGCTTGAGCCATGCCTTGAATCTGACCTACCGATTTGTCGGGGTCAAGGTTTGTAACTTTATAGGGCTGCGCTTTTAATTCTTCCCAATGTTCAAGAGCGATTGTGGCAATGGTGGTTGCATCTGCACCAGCCAACACTTGCTCAATTCCATAATGCAACGCAGTACCCATAATGGTAGCGTCCGACGGACCAGACAACTCTGGTCGCACCAGTTTTAATCTTGCCCGTTCAGGGCAAATGATTAAATCATTCAACCATGACTGGCGCACATAAACTATTTTTGATTCTTTATCAAATCTCATATTTTCCTCCGAGGGTAGTCCCCATTAACAATAGCAATAATACATGGACAATAGTCAATGGTACGGGTTTGTCCATGCACTCGTGACATCATGACATCATGCGTTTTCTACATTTAGAAATCGCTCCTGTACTGTACTTGACGCCATAAGCATCTTCAACCATAGTCACAATCTGTTTATTGGACAAGGTTAGGTCGCCACATAACTGCTTGAAAAAGATTTTCGCCTGATTCTCGCCAGTGAATCCAAGGCGAGTGCGTCTAGGTTGCCAGTATTTACGCATCCCATCTATAATGTTCACAGACAAATCTGCTTGCCTAGCAATGTCAACAAACACGAGGTTAGTTTTCATAAACAACTCATCTAATTTCTGCACTTTATCATAATCCCAATCGCTCCCTGCTTTAGCAATACACACAGCGTCAGCGAACTCTTGAGCAGAAACATTTATTTGCTTTAGAATGTCAACAAGACATTCGTCAAATCTGTCCATGCAATACTGCACCTTAACACGAATCTGTTTCCACTTTACATAAAGTTGAGGTTCGTGTTCAAGAAACAACGGCGGTACATCCTGAAGGGATGTAGCAACAAAATCAGGAGATAAACCAGCATGCCAAGCATCCCAAAATGTAACCAAATCCTCAAAATAATTAAGGATTTTGTAACGGTCCCAATCACCCTCGTAGCCTCTAAGAGCAACAAGTTCCTCCCCCATAAACATGTCGGTTACACCATCTCTGACGCACTCCGACATTGGGACAAGAGGGGAAGTGATAATGACATCACATAAACAATACTCATCATGTGTGGACACACCACACCCCAGCCACTCCGTCATTTCGGAACCTCTTTAACTTTCTTCTTCGGTGCCATAATCGCAAACTCTTTGAGGTAGTGATTATGACACGCAGGTGGCGAAGTCATTTTCACAAATATCTCAATTGTTGTGTGACATTTAGGGCATTCATAAATCCCTGATTTATAGGTCATAGGTTGCGGGG